GCCTTCAACATAATGAGCTAGTTTTAACGTCAGGACCCTCAGCAATCCACCAACCGACGCCACAATTCAAATTGTGAATTTATTGTTCTGGTCTGCCGGTGCTGATCAACATTCCGGTCTACTACTTTATTCTTCGTCACGCCACTATGTGAAGCGTGTTACGTCAGCTCGTAATCATATCCATATCACCACAACCATCAACACTCTGAGTCTCGGAATATCCCGTCCAAGAGGTGATCACCCTGCTATCTCAGAGCGTTGATGGTTGGAGTGTCGACCGGGTGCGGTCTTGCTGAGGGACTTGCACGCTCTGGAGGTACGAAGGACTGCGCTAGGCAACTTGCGGACTTGGAGATGCGACCCGGTCGACGAGAGGAACTATATAGTAGAAGAGCTTTTTTGTAAACTGGTGGTTGTCTTTGGTATTTTAATCACGGTTATAATGTCATCATCATGAAAAAAGACAGCCTTACCCTTGCCGACTGACATCGATGTGCGAAATGTGGCGATTGTTTTACCCACCAACTTCGATATTTCTTTAAGATCTTGGGTCGTTATCTCTTGGCCACTTGCCCTCCAAGAAAGTTGAAAACTTGGTTTGCGAGTCGCCCAAGATGCTTTCATGGCTTCTTTTATTCGCTTATTTGTCGTTGGATTATCCCAAAAAGTTCTATTTTCTTGGTTTCCGTGAGCTAAAATTATTACCTTCAAAAGGTCAATTTCGGCCCATAATTCATTCTCCTTAGACTTTTTTAGGTTCTTGATCAAGGCTTCGAGCGCTTGGCTCGGTGTTAATGTGGTGCCCATGTTATTGATTCCTAATGCTTTGCCCTTGGCTCTTGGGTCTTACTGGTTAAAAAGTAGCCTGCTACAGATTGTTCACAACTACACAACTCTCTATTCTCTATTACTCCTATTTCTTATTATATACTATTTATTAAGAAATGACTTACTTGAAGAATATAGAATTGTGTAGTTGTGTATTATGTGTAGCAGGTCGCTTTTTGATCAGTCTGCTGATATTATGTGGTCCCATCAGAAAGTGTGGAGTTGGACCACTCATGTACTGACCACCGTCAATTGTGATATAGTCGCCAAAAGAACCACTGGTGAGGTAGATAAGTAAAGAACCTCCCAGGGCATAATTTCGTGGAGCATTGATCGTGACCAAACGTGATTTGTATAACGCCGTTCGAGCCCAAGCTCTCGCAGCTGACGCCAAGGCCGAGCAACTTCGCGCCACCCTTAAGTCCCAACAACAGCAAGTCGAATACTGGCAAGAGCAGGCCAAGTGCGCTCGAGGTCTTCTACACAGACTGGACGCAGAGGCACACGACGAGGAGAGCCTACATGGTAAAGCATAAACACGGTGATCGTTCGGGGAAGAGCGCCGTAGCGCGATCTGAGCGTGTCGAAAGAATGCTCGAACTCCGCAAGGCCGGATACGACCTCACCTATATCGCCAACGAGATGGAATGCACCCCGGGCAACGTCTCACGCCAGATCAGCAAAGCCCTTGAGGCCGTCGTTGACAAGGTTGCCATTGACGTCGTCAATTTGGAGTTGGCCCGTCTCGACAATCTTTTCATCAAGGCTTACGAGCGAGCCACGTCCGAAAATAAAGCCTTCAGTCGTGACGGCATTGACGCATGTGTGAGACTCATGGAACGTCGAGCCAAGCTCTTGGGCATTGACAAACCCACCAAGGTCGCCAACACCAATGTTGAAGGTGATAAGGAAGCGGAGCAAGTTCAGTTCTACCTCCCTGAAAATAATCGTGACATCAAGGCGACACCATAATGGCGGCCATTGTGATCCGCCCACAGCCAGGTCCTCAAGAGGTCTTCCTATCATCATCAGCTGACATCGTCTTTTATGGTGGTGCAGCAGGTGGTGGAAAGTCCTATGCACTTCTCCTTGAGACGTTGCGCCATGTGACTCGCATTAAGGGATTTTATGGTGTGATCTTCCGTCGCAATACGACACACATTAAGAACCCTGGCGGCTTATGGGATGAGAGCATGAAGCTCTACCCCTTGGCTGGTGGGAAGCCACGTCTTGACACCATAGAATGGTCCTGGGCGCGCGGTGGCAAGATCAAGTTTGCCCATCTTGAATATGAGAGCACTGTGCTCGAGTGGCAGGGGTCTCAGGTCGCCCTCATTGGCTTCGATGAGATCACCCACTTTGTGCGGTCGATGTTCTTCTACATGCTGTCACGTAACCGCTCTGACTGTGGTGTGGCACCTTATATCCGAGCTACATGCAACCCAGACGCTGACTCTTGGGTGGCTGAGTTCATTGAGTGGTGGATTGATCAGGAGACTGGATATGCAATACCCGAGCGCTCCGGTGTGGTTCGTTGGTTTGTTGTTATCAATGATGTTGTTCATTGGGCCGACACAAAGCGTGCATGCATCGATGCGTATGGCGTGGCCGGCTTGCCTGATGATCACTTCGAACAGGTCATGCCGAAGAGCTTCACGTTCATTGCAGCGAAACTCACGGACAACAAGATCCTAATGTCCAAGGACCCTGGCTATTTGGGCAACCTGAAGGCACTATCATTTGTTCAGCGAGAGCGTCTTCTTGGAGGTAACTGGAAGATCCGTCGCGCAGCTGGACTGTACTTCAAACGGTCTGAAGTCACGCTCATTGATGTACTCCCTACGGACATCATCAACTGGGTTCGCCATTGGGACTTGGCCGCCACTGAAGCCAACATCAACAACCCAAATCCTGACTACACGGCAGGTGTGCTCATTGGCAAGAGACGCAATGGACGTTACGTCGTGGCCGATGTGATCCAGGTCCGTCAGCGGTCGAGCGTGGTGCGTAAGCTCATTAAGAAGACTGCTGAGAATGACGGCTTTAAGGTCCGCATCTCACTGCCCCAAGACCCAGGCCAGGCAGGTAAGGCACAGGCCGAGGACATGGTCGCCGACCTCGCTGGATTCAGAGTAAAGACCGAGCGTGAGACTGGTGAGAAGGTGATCCGCGCTGATCCGTTCGCAGCTCAGTGGCAAGCAGGTAATGTTGAGGTGTTGAGAGCACCATGGAACGAAAACTACTTCTCAGAACTTGAAGCCTTCCCCTCTGCGGCAGTGCACGACGACCAAGTTGATGCAAGCAGTGGGGCCTTTAATAAGTTGGTGAAAGGCACCAGCATCTATGACGTGGACGACGATAATGAGTGAACTACCTTTGAAGAACCATCGCCAACCTCGAGCATCTAAGGCCACCATGCAGACCGACGGTCTTCAAAACGTGGTTGCAGGTCTTGGCACTGAGCGCGACAAATCATCCTACACTGGATATGGTATTGCCCACCAGCAAGATCAATTCACCTTGTCCAACATGTACCGCTTGTCGAGCCTAGCCGCCAAGATCGTGGACATCCCAGCAGATGATATGACCCGTGAGTGGCGTACATTTGAGGTCAGTGAAGATGATGAGGAGAATGGTAGCACCACGACCTCAACTCTTGAGAAGGCCGAACGTCAACTTGGCGTAAAGCCCAAGATCACCGAGGCTCTCAAATGGTCTCGACTCTTTGGTGGCTCGATCATCGTCATCGGTATGAAGGACGGTCTCCATGATCAGGAGCTTAATGTTGAGCGGGTCAAGAAGGGTGACCTCAAATATCTGTTGGTCGTTGATCGCCACCAGATCAGTACCACCGGGCGCTTAGTAGCTGACCCAGCATCGAGTCATTTTGGGTGCCCAGAGTTCTACACAATCACAGGCATGGGCCTAAGTTCTTCGGTCAAGGTTCACTACACTCGGGTCCTTCGGTTCGATGGTAAGAAGCTCCCTTATCAGGCTCGCCAACAGAACAACTATTGGGGTGATTCAATCCTCCAAGCCACTATGACTGAGGTCAAGAACAAGGACACCATCAGTGCGGCCATGGTCACAATGCTCTTTGAAGCTAACGTGGACACAGTGTCGGTGGAAGGGTTGGCTGACCTCCTGGCGTCTAAGGACGGTGAAGCTCGGGTCGTGAAACGGTGGCAGACTGGTATCATGATGAAAGGCCTCCATCGTCTTTTGTTATTGGACTCTACTGAGAAGTACGAGCGTCGTCAATATACGTTCTCAGGCCTGGCCGATTTATTCAATGCCTTCATGAGTGATGTGTCAGCAGCTGCCGACATCCCAGCCACCAGACTCTTTGGTCGATCACCAGCAGGCATGAATGCTACAGGCGAGAGTGACACA